ATTACAAATCTTCAAGAAGAGATTGGGAACAATCTTACATACAAGGTTTAGATCTTTTAGGATTTAAATATGAAAATAGAACAGAGCCATTTCAAGGAGCTTCAGGTGCAACACACCCAGTTTTAGCTGAAGCTGTAACACAGTTTCAAGCTGGAGCTTACAAAGAATTACTACCTGCAGAAGGACCAGTTAGAACGCAAGTAGTTGGTAAACCTGATCCAACAAAAGAGGCACAAGCTCAACGTGTTAAAGATTACATGAACTACGAGTTAATGGAAAACATGGAAGAGTATGAACCTGAATTTGATCAGATGTTATTTCATTTACCACTCGCAGGTTCTACTTTTAAAAAAGTTTACTACGATGATTTATTAGGTAGAGCAGTTTCTAAATTTGTTCCAGCAGATGATTTAGTTGTGCCATACATGGCAACAAGTTTAAATGATGCAGACTCAATAATACAAACAATTAAAATTTCAGAAAATGATTTAAGAAAACAACAAGTCGGAGGTTTTTACTCTGACATAGATTTAGGACCACCAAGTGATCCAAATAAAAATGATGTAGAAAAAAAAGAAAAAGAATTAGATGGCACTAAAAAAGTTGGTAAACAAGAACCAGTTTATAATTTATTAGAGTGTCATGTAAATTTAGATTTAGAAGGATTTGAAGACAAAGATGATGAATTAAATCCTACAGGAATAAAATTACCATACATAGTTACAGTTGATGAAGGCTCGAAAAAAGTTTTATCTATTAGACGTAACTATCAACCCACAGATCCAAAGAGAAATAAAATTCAATATTTTGTTCATTTTAAATTCTTACCAGGTCTAGGATTTTATGGCTTTGGATTAATTCACATGATTGGCGGATTGAGCAGAACTGCAACTGCTGCTCTCCGTCAATTATTAGATGCAGGTACACTATCTAATTTACCTGCAGGATTTAAGCAAAGAGGAGTAAGAGTTAGAGACGAAGCAGCTCCTATACAACCTGGTGAGTTTAAAGATGTTGATGCACCAGGTGGTAGTTTAAGAGACGCTTTCTTTCCGTTACCTTACAAAGAACCGTCTGCAACTTTGTTACAATTGATGGGCATAGTTGTTGGTGCAGGTCAAAGATTTGCAGCTATCGCTGATATGCAAGTAGGTGATGGTAATCAACAAGCTGCTGTTGGAACAACTGTTGCATTATTAGAACGTGGTTCACGTGTCATGTCTGCAATACACAAAAGATTATACACTGCCATGAGATCAGAATTTAAATTATTATCAAAAGTATTTAAAACTTATTTACCTCCAGTTTATCCGTACGATGTTGTTGGTGCTACAAGAGAAATAAAACAAATGGATTTTGATGACAGAGTTGATGTTTTACCAGTTGCAGATCCAAATATATTTTCTATGGCACAAAGAATTACAATGGCACAAACAGAGTTACAACTGGCTACATCTAACCCACAAATACATAACTTGTATGGCGCGTATAGAAAAATGTATGAAGCTCTAGGTGTAAAAGATATTGATCAAGTTTTACCACCACCAGCTCCAATGCAACCAATGGACCCAAGTTTAGAACACATAAATGCTTTGGGTGGCAAACCTTTTCAAGCTTTTAGAGGTCAAGATCACCAGGCACATATAACTGCGCATTTAACTTTTATGTCAACTAACATGGTTAGAAACAATCCGCCTATTATGGCTGCCATACAAAAAAATATTTTAGAACATATTAGTCTAATGGCACAAGAACAGGTAGAATTAGAGTTTGAAGAACAATTAAGACAAATACAAGTGTTACAAGTTCAAGCTCAACAAGACCCAATGGCTGCACAACAGATACAAAAGTTTGGACAAGACATTGAAGCTAGAAAATCTGTGTTGATTGCAGAGATGACAACAGAGTTTGCTAGAGAGGAAAAAGAAATTACATCACAATTTGATGCTGATCCTCTTTTAAAATTAAAATCTAGAGAAGTTGACCTTCGTGCTATGGAAAATCAACGTAAAAAAGAGGCTGACATGGCACAAATGGAGTT